CCCCAGACCTGGTATCCAGCGTTTGATAGCTTTCACCAAAGCGAATGCACAAAAAACAGAAATCATATACTGTACCACCTGAAAAAATTCGTATAAGGGAAGAGCGAAGTTTATGAAAGCGTAGACCGCTAATAATTCAGAATATGCAAAATCAGAGAGAGGGACAGAGGAAAGAGTTTCAACGACAAAAGCCTTGACAAGATGAATTACCCAAAGAAAAATTACGAAAAAAGCCAAGACGAGTACCGGTAAAGAAAGTAAAGCCTTTTTAGCCAACCAATCAAGGCCTTTATCAAGAACTTGAATACCTCGTAAAACAGCATCAGCAATAGCAGCAAGTATAGCAAAAAGACTCATTTAGAACACTCCCGAAGCCCATTTAATAACCAACACTGCACACACAAAATACATACCGAAGAGAAGAACAGCACGCAGAACACATATCATATCTTGAACTACTGTCCAAGACAAGTCGAAACTCATACCAGACACATAAAGTAAATGAAGAGACGATGAACGTAGATCAGAAAAGTTTTCCAAAAAAGAGCCCAAAGTCTTGACTCGTGAAACTTGATCAGAAACAAATGGAAGAACATGACGAACAATACCTTTTGAAACAGACTGACCAGCAGGCTCTTCATCATATATCGCTGACAAATATCGATGCTGAATCGCCAAACTCCGACCAATATTGCCAATCTCCTCAGTAAGGGAGTCTTTCTCTTCATAGGTATGTGAATCCGACCAGTAGTCATTTCCAAGATCAACTGAAACAGACCCCTGAACAGTCACGGGGGGAACAATCGAAACAGTGTACACGTGATTGGTGAGGCGATCCGCCAAATAGTCCAGCCCATCCCTCCAACCGAGGTTCTGCCGCCAAGCCTCGCTTTCACTTCGAAAACTTTCTTGAGTATCGGCTATCCACCACAGGATTTCATTTCCGAAATCTACATCAGATCGAATCTGAGAAAGCATATTTGAAATATAAGACGAAGTAGAAACATCGTGAGCAAGAATTTGAGACAAATAGTTTGTCGCAGATGTGAGACGATCGCGAATTTCGGGCAGTCGAGTCATCGAGATTGTGTTAAGCTGAGAACATTTAAAGTCAATAGAATAAAGATAATCCCTTTGCTGGACAGCGAGAGAATATATATAAGAAAGATAGTCACGAGAAGTATTGAGAGTATTCATCATACCGATATTCTCACCAACGATTACAGCCTCAACCTGCGCCTGACTACTTTTTCCAAGTAGCAAGAGCAAGAAGCACACCAAGAATGAAAGACAATATGTGAATTTCCTGAACATCCATTGTACCTCCTTTCCTTTAATATATATAAGGAAGAGGAAGAGAATTACACTCCTCCCCTTCCAGGAAAACTATCGCAATGCCCTGCGAATGATCCGCCACAGAGCAAACAACCCGATCACCGCGAACATCGCAACGAGGATTGCGGAAGCACCAGGAACAAGAGTTCCCTGAATGTAATCAACCGCAGCCTCAACAAGGTTTGTCTCCATATATACCCTCCTTGTTACATGTATTTCGCTCGATGACACCTCATCTCAAAACCGGTCGAGCGTTGCACCGGTTAAGATGGAAAGTGAGAAACGCCCCACGAGGTGAAGAATCGTACCAAAAAACCACCCCGCGCCCACCATATAAAGAAACGCATCTACAGTCATATTACCTCCTTTTACTTGCCTTGAGAATCAGAACCAGTATCCACAAAATCAGAATTTGAAGAAGCAAAACCTCTGAAATGTACTTCATATAATGCAGCCTCCAAACGTGAAATGATTGAAAGAACTGACTGAAGCGAAGCATAAACCACAACCTGACGATTAGTTGTATACCCACCGTGAGCAATTGTAATATTAACAACTGTTTTACGCCTCATATTATTATTATTATTGGTAGGCATAATGTGACTCCTTTCTCTTTTTTTTTATTAGTTATTTGTTTGTTTTGTTTGTGCTGGTAAGCAAAAGTCCCAGTCGCAAATTTCCTTCGTAATATACTTGCCCAGGTAATACCGAGCCCCCAAACGACGATCATAAAGCAAAATCCGCGCCGCACCATAACGAGAGACCCAGGCTCGCCAGTGCGGCATAATCAAAACATTTTTCACGCCAAAGAGAGTATGTTCAACACCTACCCAAATTAATGAATGTAAATGAGTACCTAAATTATGACGAAAACGCTCAACAGCGACAAAATACCGAACAGGAACAGAAACGCGAGTCTGAACATCTTTCACAATCCACCGCCGAAAATACTTTTTAGCGTTAAGAGGATCTGAAACCTCAAACCGAAATGTAAGAGTTGCAAACCAGCTCCAAGAATAATTATTCAGCCAAGAAGCAAGAGAACAAATTATCTCGTCATTATTCATATTATATTAACCCTAATAAAACAAAAGCTAATACAAGTATATAACATAAAAAAAACAAATCAACAACTAAAAACTTTTTATCATATATTTTCATATTACCTCTTCATGTATACAATTCACCCATACAAGTATAGGAATACGAAAAAAACTTGTATCATGTCAACAAAAAAAATGAAAAAATTTTTAGATCGTTTCAAAAAAACTTGAAAAATCAAGCATTTTAACACAAACTGTCAAGTTCTTTTTTCGCTTATCGCTTCACACCTGACAAACCCTGTTCGTGCAGTAGCCGAACAGGGAACCCTGTCAGGTGTTACGCTTAGAAAAAAAAGTAACATGATAGGTAAAGCGAAAGTTTTTGAGACTCACTCAAAGTTTTTTTCAAAAAGAAAAGTAGTGCGGTCTCCCCCACAGCCCCTAGACAACCCCGGACGCCCTCGCCGCACCCTTCCCCCCTCCTGCTCGCGCGCATTGAGAATAGCTCTGACAGGGCAAAGAAGGGCAGTGGTGTCAGGTGACTGACAGATTTGGGAAAAAAGTCATGTCAGCACTGCCCCCACTGCCCCTAGTAGAAAGCGGTATAGACATAGTTCGTGCGCTCCGAATGAACAATGAAACCAGTCGGATCAGTATACACGACTAGTCCACGAGGTGTAGTCTTCCCAACAAAGTATTCTTCACCATCTAGACACCAATACACTCCACCAACAGAAGAAACAATACGAACGACCGAGGATGTTGGAGAAAGTGCAACCACAGCAGGAGAAAAAGAAAAAACCGCATTTGTCGAAGCAGGCGAAGAAAAAGAAGAAACAGGAAAAGAACGAACACGAGAAGAAAAAAGAAAAAGAAAAAGAAAAGAAAGCACACAAGAAATCACAGAACCATAAACAAAAAAACGAACCTTGAGACGTCTGTAATCCATCAAATTCAATGCCTCAACAACTTCAGGAAGTGAACCTGTCACACTGAGAGTTTGCGACGTATCGTAACATTCCCCAACTCGTGTCCTTCTAGAAATAAAATCATTTCGTACAACATGTTTCCCTGATCCGTCCCTCCATTGTGCCCAAATGATGCGTGAAAAGCCAGGCAAACGAATGCGAATGCGAGGCAGAACATACCTTCCCATATCGCGGACAAAAACGATATCAGTTGCTTTATTGCGCACCCGCGAGATGATATCAGAAAGAGACTGAGACAGTATATATATTTCAGCACGATATTTTCTCGAATGACGAAGAAACGAAAGAGATGAACGAATCTTCTCAAGCTCATTCTTTGATGAATACGCAGTATCCCACCCCTCCAGTGCTTCATCAATCACGACCATAACGTTTGAAGAAGTAGAGCATTTAATTAAAGATGTTAAATCTGTAAAAGCAGCAGCAGAATCAATATGAACATACTGCCCCTCCTGGTATACCCACGAATAGTCACGCCACAAAACTTCTTTCACCCCAGCAAAACGACGACGAAAGCGAGGAGACCACCACGGATCGAGTTGAAGCTGTATATTTGTATACACCGTACCGCCGAGCGACATGTGTTCGAGCATCTGATGTACAGCATACCAGGTTTTTCCTGCTCCAACTTCACCTATGACAAAAACGATCCGTCCGTCCGCAAACGACGAGCGTACAGCACGTTCAGGAGTTGCGATCGTCCAAATGAGGTATATCACACATACAGCACACACGATGTACAAAAGTATCATTTTTTTAATC